GGCGCAAGGGCGAGCTAGTCCTGCCGCACATGACCTGCTTCGTTGTCGGCGCGAAGATGTCGGCATTCCAGCGCAAGTCCGTGCGCTACGTGCTGCTCGACGAAGTTTGGCAAATCAAGCACGGGCTTGTCGCCGAGGCGCGCGGACGGCATCACGACCGCTGGAATGCGCGGGTGGTGCTCACTTCGCAAGGCGGATGGCAGCATGTGGACACGGACAACGGGCGCGTGAAGACTGAGCTTTACGAGGCATGGGAACGCACCGACCGTCGCGAGTGGCATTTCGTTTGCCCTGAGTGCGGCACCTCGCAGCCGTGGAAATGGAGCGGGCTAAAATGGGCGGATGAGAAGCGGGCCGATGGCAGCATTGACGACACGGCCATCACGCAGTCCACGCACTACCAGTGCGCCAAGTGCGAGACGAAGTTTCACGACGACATCGCCGCGCGGCGGATGCTCGCCAACTCAGGCCGCTACGAAGCGCAGAACCCGCAGCCGCTCATGGTGCCGGGCAAGCACGTCGGCTTCCATTGCAACGCGCTCACGCTTTATTACGTGGCGTGGAGCACCCTCGTCTTGGAATGGAAAAAGGCGAGCGAGTTGACGGCGGCGGGCGACAAGTCCGCGCTGCAAGTGTTCGTGCAAAAGCGACTCGCGGAGTTCTGGAAAGACGAAGAGGACGAACCCGGCGTCGTGCTTGGCGGAGCGGGCTACCGCTTCGCGGACTACGCCAACGGCGAGGCGTGGGAAGGCGAGGTGCATCGCTTCCTGACTATCGACCGCCAGCGCGATCACCGATGGGCAGCGTGTCGCGCATGGAAGTCGGACGGCTCATCGCGCCTGCTTTGGTTCGGAAAGATTCTCACCACGGAAGGATGCCGCGAGTTGCAGCAACGCATGAAGGTCGCGGACTGGGCGACGTTCCAAGATGGGCAATACGAGACCGGCGAAGTGTATGACGAGTGCGCGCGCTACGGGTGGACGGCGCTTCACGGCTCAGGCGATAGCGGCTTCACTCACAACCCACCCGGCAAAAAGCCAGTGCGGAAAATTTACTCCACACTCAAGCAAGCGCAGGCGCCGGGCGGCGGGCGTGCGCGCTACGTGTTTTTCGCCAACGAAGGCGGCAAGGACATTCTCGCCAAGCATCGGGGCGGGCACTCGGCGACGTGGGAGATACCGGACGACGCGGGCGTGGACTACCACACGCACATCAATTCCGAAATCAAGAAGGACGTGATCCAGAAAGTGACGAAGCAAATCATCCGCCGATGGTGCCGCATCGGGAGCAGACCGAATCACGGCTGGGACTGCGAGGTGATGCAAATCGTCGCCGCGCTCATCAAGGGCGTGATCGCCGCGCCAGTGGCGGAGGAAAAGCCGAGCGTTGACGTGCCCGCGCAAAATGCGTAGAAGTTGCTCATGGAAATAGACATCATCCCCATCTTCATCTGGATCGCGCTCTCTGTAGGCGTCGGACTTGTCGCAGGCGCACGCGGCCACTCCGCTGGAGCATACTTCGCGATCAGCCTCATCCTCTCGCCGCTCATCGGCATCATCGCAGCCTGCGCGGTGCCATCACCGAAAAGCTAAAATCGCCGCGCCCGTCGCGGAGGCGGAGAAAAGTGTTGACGCTACGGCGACGAAGGCGTAGAAGCAGCGCACATCTTCTGCGTTGCGAGCGCAAAACAATCACGGCGGCTTGGCCGATCCGTCCTGCGCTCGCAACGCGGGCGGTGGCTTTTTTCCAACATGAACATCAACCCAAACTTCCGATCACTCATTCCGCCGCTCGCACCGGAGGAGCTAGCGCAACTTGAAGCCAACATCCGCGCAGACGGTTGCCGCGACCCGCTTGTGACGTGGCGCGACATGCTCATTGACGGGCACAACCGCTACGACATCTGCACGCGGCACGGCATCGCGTTCAAGACGGTGGAGATGGAGTTTGCAGACGAGGATGCAGCGATGGACTGGATGGATGCAAACCAGCTTGGCCGTCGCAATCTGAAGCCGGAAGTCGCCAGCATCCTGCGCGGGAGACGATACAACCGGACGAAGAAGGCGGCACATCGTCCGGCAAATAACGGTGACAAAGTGGCAACGTTACCACAGCGAACAGCCGAAACGCTCGCGAAGGAGCACGGCGTTTCGTCGCGCACAATCATCCGCGACGGAAAGAAAGCAGAAGCCGTCGAAAAGCTCGCGCTCACAAATCCCGAGGCAGCAAAGGCCGTTACTGACGGCGTAAAGAAATTCAACGAGGTAAAGCGCGAGATCAAAAAGGAAGAGCTTTCAAAGCCTGTAGCCAAGCCAACCGGAAAGCATCGCGTGATCTACGCCGATCCGCCGTGGAGCTATAACGACAAGTGCGACGCCGGTTCGATTCAAAGCGGAGGCGCGGAAAAGCATTACCCGTCAATGACCATTGCGGAGCTTTGCGCGCTTCCAGTTCGCGACCTTGCGGAAGACGATGCCGTTTTGTTCCTGTGGACGACCTCGCCGCTTTTGTTTGAGTGCGCGCCGCTCATCTCTGCGTGGGGATTCAAATACAAAGCGTGCTTTGTGTGGGACAAGGTGAAGCACAATATGGGGCATTACAACAGCGTGCGGCACGAGTTCCTGCTGATATGCACGCGCGGCAGTTGCACGCCGGAAGTCGTGAAATTGTTCGACTCCGTGCAGTCCATCGAAAAGACTGCGAAGCACAGCGAGAAGCCGCAGGAGTTCCGCGACATCATTGACACTCTTTACCCGCACGGCGAGCGCATCGAGCTTTTCGCGCGTGCTAAGCACAAAGGATGGAACACATGGGGGAACGAAGCCTAGAGCTTTTCGAGTCTGGAATTTGCACAGAACGGAGCGACATCCGCGCGCACGTTAGCGTCGTCAACTCGACCATCTACGTTTTCCAAACGGCGCACGGCATCCGAGCCATTGAAAGGCTGAGTCCGCCGATAGCGACCGCAGGCCAGCCGGGAGTTGAAGGCGTTACGGCATCGGGATGGAAGGTGCCTTGGAACGCTATCGAGGACATCCGCTGCGTGCGTCCCGTTCACTGGAATCACTGGTGCGATTTTCGCGAGACAATGAGCACATCCGAAAAAGGAAAGCTCGCCGTGCGTTGCGTTCAATACGCGATGGAGATGGGAAGATTCCCGATATGGCTTCTGGCTGACGAGGACGACCGCGAGAGCGTTCAGATTAAAGGCACGGACATCCTGCTCTTCTGCAAAAAGCGCATCCAAGTCAAATGCGACTGGAGATGTGGCGAAAAGCCTCGCGGCACGGGCAATTTGTTCCTGCAAAAAACGGAGCGCAATCCATTGCGGTTGTATTGACCCCGCAGTTTTGACACCGCCGCCATAGCAATATGGCCGATCTCACCGTCACACCCGCTTCCGTCATTCCCTCCGCAAACGCAGTCATCGCCATCGGCACTGCTGGCGCAACCATCGTCGCGGGGCAGAGCCTCTACATCGACACCGCGAACTCCAACGTGCTGAAGCTCTACGACGCGGACGGCTCGGCGCTCACCTCGACGATGGCGGGCATCGCCCTCGGCGGCGCAGCCAGCGGGCAACAGGTGCGCTACGTGACGCAAGACCCGGCGCTAGTGCTCGGCTGCACGATGGCAGTCGGCGATACGCTTTGGGGCAGCGACACCGCAGGCGGCATCACCGCGACGTTTGCGGACTTGGAGGCTGGCGACTACATCACCTGCATCGGCGTTTGCACGGTGGTCAACAGCACGATCAACTTCAAGATGATTCCGGCTGGGGCGGTGAAGGCGTAGTTTGACACCGCTAATTTGGCGTGAGCATTGACGCCGAATTTATCCTCGCCCTTTTGCGAGTCATCAAACTTCGCGGGCGAGACGTGATTGAAACCGTCTTCCTCGGCGAGTTCTCAATCGTGAGCGGGCAGGGCGGCGGCAAGCTTGTCAACACCTCAGTCGGCGGCAAATCCTTTTCGTTCTCACTCCCGGCCAGCATGTCCAGCGACGCACTCATGATCGCTTGTGACCGCGCGCTGAGGCAGTGGGACAGCCTCGACGCGACGCAGCGCGCCTTGCTTTTTACGACCCGCAAACAGTCCACCGTGCGGGCATCGTTCTAGGCTATGGCATCGCTCGTTGACCCTCAAGGCTTCCCGGTTTCATCCAAGCTCCTGCACGCTGCGCACAAGAACAGCGGCGATCGCCCCTATTGGCGCGATGGCATTCGCGACACGGAAAAGGACATCCCGTTCCAAGACTGGCGCACCGTTGTCAGCTACTCGCGCAGGCTCTACGCCAACGACGGATTGGTGAAGGGCGCGATTGACCAGATGGCACAGCACGCCGTTGGGCGCGCGTGGAACCCGAATTACACAGGCGAAGATGCCGAGTGGGGCAAGCAAGCCGAGCAATGGCTGACTGAGGAATGGTTCGGCGTGTGTGACGTGCGCGGCGACCAGTGGGACTTCAAGACCTCGCTTTTCAACGACTCCGTCGCGCTCGACGTTGACGGTGATTTCCTCGTCATCCTCACCGAGACCGAGGGCGGGTTCCCGGCGATTCAGCATCTACCGGCGCACAAGCTCGGCGTCCGCGACACGAACAAGACGACCGTGGAGAAAGGGCCGCTGCGTGGATTTCGTATCGAGCAAGGCGTCATTTTGAACGACCTCAACCGCGTCGTTGGCGTGCGCATCCTTGGCGACACTGAGAAGGACGACCGCGACGTGATCGCGAACGATTGCATTTTCTGCTTCAACGCCACGCGCGCAGACCAGATTCGCGGACTGCCGACGTTCAGCCACGCCATCAACGAACTGCGCGACGCATGGCAGTCGCAGCAGTGGGAACAAATCACGCATCAACTCGCGTCGTCCATCGGCCTGATTGAGCACAACGAACTCGGCGCGGCAGACCCGAATGACCCCGGCACCGTGCTTGGCGAGACCGGCACGAACGAAGAGACATTTACGAGCAAGCGCATGGAGGGCGGCATGATTCGCTACTTCAAGGCTGGCAGCGGGGCGAAGCTGGAAGAGTTTCTCAGCAACAAGCCCGGGCCGGCGTGGGAGGCATTTCAGGAACGCATTTTCAAGAAAGCCCTTGTCGGCGCGTGCTGGCCGTATGCGCTGTGCTGGCCGGGCGCGGGACTCACCGGCCCTGCGGAGCGTTCGCAAATCGAACTCGCCCGGGCAACCATCCTCGACCGGCAGGAGTTGCTTCAATCGGTGGCGCTACGGGAGATCCGCTACGCACTTTCCAAGGCTATGAACATCGGGCGCATCCCGCGCTCGACGGACTGGTGGAGGTGGAAGTTCACGCTCCCGCCGAAGTTCAGCATCGACAACGGCAGGGACGGCCAATCACGGCGCGAGGACTACAAGCTCGGGCACAAAAACCTGCGCGGCATCCTTGGCGAGCAAGGCATCGCATACGACCATCATCGCCGCGAGCGGAAGGGCGAAGTCGCGGACTTGCTCACCGACGCGCTGGAAGTGGCGAACGAAAAGGAAGTGCCGTTTGGATTGGTGCTCTCGCTCATGCAACAGCAGACCGCCACGGCGAGCGTCGGCGGCGGCATGAACGGGCAACCCGTGGCAGACCCGAACGACCCCGAGCCGGAACCCGCGCCAGTGGTTACGCCGCCCCAAGTTTGACACCGCACGAAAAGAAAATGGGCCGCCACTACGCATTCCGCACAACCTTCGCATCCGGCGCGATTAACACGGACGCGCGCATCATCAGCGGCGTGAGCGTTATCACGGAAGGCCCGGCGCTAGGGCACGGCGTGATGATAGACGCCGAGAGTCTGAGCACCGTCAAGACGTGCGCGGAGACCTACGGCGGCGGGCTGAAAGTGAAGATGAATCACCGCAGCGGCGCGGATGCCATCGTGGGCAGGCTTTCCAGTTTCCGAATCGAAGGACAGCAACTCCGCGCGGACTTGCAGCTTTTGAAGTCGCATCCGCAAACAGCGGTTGTCTTGGAAATGGCGGAGACGATGCCGGAATCGTTCGGACTGAGCATCAGCTTTTCCGGCGCGCTGGAAGGCGAAGAAGGCGAGACGCAGTTCATGCGCTGCCTTGAAATCTATTCATGCGACATCGTAGACTCTCCCGCCGCAAACCCTAGCGGCCTATTCTCTAAATTTGACACCACCAACAATCAACCAAGCAAACCTATGCTCATCGAAACTCCCGAATACCTCGCCCTCGTCGCTGAACACAAGATCGCGTGCGAGCAGGGCGTGACGCTCAAGGCCAATTTTGAGGCGCTCACCGCCGAGAAGACCGACCTCAGCGCAAAACTTTCCGAGGCTTCAACCAAACTAAAAGACGCCGACACGGCGATCACTGAACTCAAAGCCTCGATTGAAAAGACAGCGGCAGAACATGCCGCTGCTCTTTCCGACTTCGACAAAAAGGTGAGCGCCAAGGCCGCAACGATGCTCGCGCAGACCGGCACCACGCCGGTTGTCATCGGCAGTCCCGCAGCGCCTGAGCCGAATGCGCTGATCGCCCAATTCGATGCAATCAAAGACCCGATTGAGCGCACGCGCTTCTACCGGGCCAACAAAGCCGCCATCGACGCCACGTTCCGCAAGTAACATCACCCATAAACCCACATGCCTTACACTAACCTCAATATCGCCCGCCTCGCGAATGCCGCGCTGGAGGGCTTCGTCAAAGAGCTTCTGCCGCTCAATGTCTTCTCGCGTTCCTACTCGCCCGATGTAGTCGGACGCACGCAGGGAAACGTCGTCCTCGTCCCGCTCATCGGTGGCCTTGTTGCCACTACGTTCGGCGGCACCTACGCCATCACGACCTTCGCCAAGAGCGTCGTGACCGTCACTATCAACCGCCATAAGATCGTGCCCATCGGCCAGACCGACTTGGACGCGATCAACAATAGCGATTCCAGTCTCGAAAACTTCGGCTTCCAGCAGGGTGCGGCGCTCGCGCAGGCGGTCATGGAGGACGTGCTCACGCTCGTCACCACGGCAAACTTTACATCCGTCACGACCTCGCTCGCGGCGAATCTGAACGTCCCGCATCTTCGCGCCGCGCGTCTCGCGCTCAATCAGGCCAATGCTCCCAAGCAGCCGCGCTTCGCGTTGCTGGATGCGGTGGGCATGGATGCGCTGCTCGGCGTCACGAACTTCGTGCAGGCGCAGATGTTCGCTGATCAGAACGTGCTCACCGAAGGCAAAATCATGCGTGCGCTCGGATTCGACTTCTACGAACTCAATTCGAGCTTCGTTTCTGCCGCCTCCGTCAACGCCTTCATCGGCCACGGCTCGGCAATCGCAATCGCGATGCGCTACCTCGCACCGCAGCGTCCCGAGGAATACGACAACGCGCAAGCCTACAGCGACCCGACCACGGGCGCGACGGTCGGACTCCGCGACTTCTACGACCCCGCCACCGGCACGCGCTACATGGCGCTGGAGTGCAACTACGGATACTCCGCTGGCATCACCAACGGTGCGCGCATCATCAAGCGTGACGACTAGCCTTTAGGCTGGATAGTTCATACAGGAGCGCCGAACTCAGCAACGGGTT